TATACCACCACCAGCAAAACCTTTGTATCCGTATTTATCTAATAAAGTATTAATCTCGTCTTCTGTTCCATAATCTATTTTTGTAAAATAATCAAAAAGTTGTTGTCTTCTATCACTCTTATCTGTGATACCTTGATCATCTAATAACTTTTCTTGTAATTTAATTTGATCTTGAATGACATCTATACCAGTTTGTGTACCAAGTAATTTAACTTGTGTTCCTATATCAGTTCCAGATTCAATTCCTGATATATCAGGAATTGGAATTTTATCTGCACCTCCCGATACTATATTTGCAATTCTTTCACTAAATGGTAATTTAGTTTCAGAACCAGGTGACGCTGCTTTCGCTTTTTTAAATGCTTCTAAAGTTTCTGGGTCTGTACCAAATTTAGTTCCTATTGATTCTAAACCTTTACCTATGGCTTGAGGAGCTGCGGCTATAACACCTGTTCTTAAAACATCACCTAAATTAGCTTCATCATCAGTAAGACCTTTTACAATACCTGCTCTTAAAAAAGAACCCATTGCACTCTTAGCACCAAGTGCTCCTAAACCCATACCTAATCCAGGAATAGCAGCAGCTATATAAGGAACAAAAGGTCTAATTTCCTTTGGTATAAGTTTTTTGATTGTTCTACGCGCTTTTTTAAATAATCTTCTAAGTCCCATATTATTCCTTGTGTGTGATAGATAGCAAATGGCCAGTTTGTAAGAAGCCTAATTTATCTAATTTACTGGTTTTTCCTACAGTCGTCAATATACTATTCCTCATCTTTATCGCTAGCAGCACCAATTAATGGCATCTTTGCTACCTTAATTTTAACAGATCTAGTAATGTCTTCAGCCACTGTATCTGTGTCAGGGTTATTAATATCGTCTTCTGCCTCTTTATCAGAGCCATATTCTTTGTTAGTTTTCTTGTTTCTTAATACTACCTCTGCTTCACATTTAACAATAGGGACCTGTTTGCCATCTATTGTTACGTATTCTATACCACCTTTTTCTATAAACATTTTAACTCCTATTGATTTCTAGCATTGATACCACAACATGCAACCTGTTTCCAGTAGCTGCAGTAGCCTTTAATATTTCACTTTCTTGTAATATCAAGGGCTGTTCTAACAGTTCTAATGTTGCGTTTGCTGATACTGTTTTTGTCTTAAATAAACTAAACACAGCTCCCGCTGCATCTGTAATTGTTAAAGTTATACTATCCGCGTTCCCCGAGTCTTCACTCACGATAATAGATTTAAGTATAAGTCTAGATGTGGATGGAGCGGTAACAACTGTAGTTATGCCATTAGTTGTTAAATCCACTTTTGCGTTTTGATATATATTAGCCATTAGTTTATAAAGAAAGCAAATCTTTCTTGTTCCTGTTTTACTTCATCTAAGAATGTAGAATTTAATTGTTCTGTAATCGTGGTTAATGCTCTGTTGATTTGCTTCTGGTTAGAGAAGTCATAGTCTTGTTTTGGTTCTGGTAATTTTATATTTATCTTTGCCATTATCCTATAAATTGTCCTGTTGGTGACTTTATTGTTCCATCTTTTAATCCTTGAAACTCCTCTTCGGTTAAAGTTGGATTCTCACTTAAAGTTTTAAAAGTATCAAAGTCTAGCATTTTTCCACCTCTTGATTTAATTAAAGATAAATCTTTTTTAGAAACATCAGCCAAGTATTTATTAGGATTACCTAATTGTTTAAATCTATCTAATGTGTCTTTAAATTTATCTTTGATACCACCACCATCACCAGTATCATCAATATCATCAGTTAACTTATTAGCACGTAATTTTCCTATGCCTGCTATACCAAGACTTAACATAGGATAAGTTGGGCCTAGTAAAGCCGTCCCAAGTATGGTTGATAAGATTCCTTTTTTATTATCACGTATATAATTAGTTACTGGATTATCAGATATGTAATCAATTATACCACGACGTCCTGTTCTTGTAGCTAAAGCTAAATCTCTTTCAAAATCATCGTCTCCTTGAGTTTGTATATTTGTTAATTGTTGAGAATAAGTTGGTCTTGGATTTTCATCTCCTCCACCATATCCATCATCACCACTTCGGCTGCCGCCACCACCTTGATCTCCAGGAGTGTCTGAATATGAAGAGTAAGCTCCACCCATATCTTCACCATAAGAAGTATCATCAAAAAAACTTGGAATACCCATAGGAGTCATAGCACCAGAACCACCAGCATCTTTTAACATTTGTGCTTCTCTTGGATTTATATATGCAAGAAACTCTCCTCTAGGTGCCATCATCTTTGCATCTTCTAATGATAATCCACCACCTGCTAATAATTGTCTTGCTATCTGTGATCTTGTTATTGCCATTATCTTCTTCCGTCCGGTCTTAAATCTAAATTAATTGTTCCAAAACGCCACGATTCACTAGAGGCATCGTTTTCTATTTTAATATTTGCATATCTTCCTCTAGCTCGTGTGTCAAATTTTAAACTATTTGATGTAATTGTAAAGGGACTTAAAGCTGTTGAACTGCTTGATTGTGCAGGAAATCTTTTTACTGACATAGTTAATTTTGCATTTCCTTGTAATGTTTTAAAATCAGGTATAAATCTTCTCATAGATAAGAAAAACTCTCCATCTGTCTCTCCTGTTTTTATATCAAAATCAAATGATTGTATAAAAGAAGGCACTGTTGTTGTGCTACCATCTGCATTAGCTTGATCTGTGCCAACCTCATGTTCAAATAATGTTGTTTGTCCTAATCCTGTTTGACCTACAATTGCAGGAAAAGCACCTGT